TGGACAAAGTTTAGCCATTAGACTCTTCCACCTTTTTTCATATAACCCATTTTATTTCTTACACTTTTAGGAAGTTTTGCTAAACCAGGGTTTTTCTTTTTATCAATTGGTTTTAATTTTTTCTTATTTTTACTTTTCTTCATTTTCATCCTTTTGTTATTTGTTGTTAAAGTAATCTTTTGCAAGTTTTACATTTTCTCTAGTCTTAGAAATTGCTTTGTCTAAACTTTTTTTAGTATCATCCATAGTTTTAAATAATTTATCTTTTGAAGCTTTGTATTTTTGATCTACTTCAAATTTTTCAAAACTATCTTTTGCTTTTTTCGCTGTAGCTTTTACTTCTTTTACAGTTTTTGCACCTGCTACTTTAACAAGTGGCTTAAGAACTTTGAAAGCGTTGTAGTAACTTGACATTATTTTTTTCCTCCATTACGAAAAATCTGTGTTCCTTTTATACCAAAAATACTCGCCACGACAAGGATCCATAAATTAGTGAACCAGCTCGGAAGAGATTGAAAATATTCAAAGAATAATTTTACTTTTTCCATGGCAGCCGGGTCGTCTGACATTACTGCCCACATGAGCACTATAATAGGCGCCGAAATTATTACAAGAACAAATTCGTCCTTATAATCGTTTTGTCTAGCCTCTAATAATTTACCTTGATAGGCTTCTTCGCCTTTAGCCATCTTCTCAGCATGCATAAGTTGTGCATCAGACATAGCCATCTTAGTTTTTTGTCTGTTAGTATAAATTTTGCTACCCGCTTGTAGCGCTATCTTAGCTAAACTGAACCAAGCCATAATTAATATAGTTTTGCGTTTCTTTTTTTCTCAGCTAACATTCCTTTTTGACCTTTAATAGGGAATGTTTGAGTTTCTGTTGCATTTGTAGTCTCGATTTCAACGCCACCAGTTCTGTAACCGTCTTTGTTGATAAACTGACTATGATCTACACCAGATTTTTCGCTATTTTTTATTTTTTTCATATTTTCTCCTTAATCTTCTATTCCTATAACTGTATTACCTGCTCCAGACTTTGCAAGTGATACTCCAGCTCTTAGTTTAGCTAATTTTTCATTTTGTTCAAGCTTTTCTTCCTTAAATTCTTGATCCATCATGGCTCTTGCTTTGTCTAAATTAATCTTTTCTTCACCTTCTTTGGTTTTTCTCTCGTTTTCCATTGCTCTAAGGTCAACTTCTCTAGATTTTAGCTTCAATAGTGGGTCTGAATCGAATTGTGAAGTAATCTTGTTCTCTTCTTTTGCAAATTCTGCTGTCATTTCCGCAATAAGTTGAGATTTTCTTGATTCTATTTTTTCTAAAGTCATTTTTACTTGTTGTCCAATCATTGGATCACTCATTGCAGCTTGTTGTAACTGTTGAACTTCCATTAATTCTTGTTTGAACTCTAATTGTACCTGTTCTTGTGCCATCAAAGCAATATGTTCAAGTATATTTTTTTGCATTGAAGCCATAGCTATAGGTGAATTTCTAACCATGTTGATTTGCATAAAATTTAAATGCGCATCAATGTGTGCTCTGTGATCCTGACCAGGAAAAGCTTGAAAAGGTTTCCCTGCAATAGCTTGAATATGTTCCATGGCAGGATCCATAGGGGTTGGTTGAGCAGGTGCAGGTAATATTGCGTTAATATTTTTTACACCGATGGCTTCGTACATAGATCTGTATGCTTGATACAAATTATGAATTTGTGGATTTGATTGTGCTAATTGTAATTGTGTTTGAGCCATAGATATTCTCTGTGTTTGTGAAAATATGTTTGGATCAGCTACGGGTAACACATCTACCTTGTCATCAAAGTCTGTAATTTTTACTTCTCTTGCTCCTCCAACTACATCATATGGATAAATTGGTGGTAGGTATGTTTTAAATATATCAGAAAGTAATTTGAATTCTTGTTTTAGACCAACGTATAATCTTTTGTGTATTGCTGACATTACTCGCGATCCACGTTCCAACAATGCTACTGTTGTTCCAACTGCAGCTCTTTGATTACCATCGCCCACTTGCATATCTGCAATAGACGCGAAACGTTGACCTGCTCCAACAACTATACCTAATAATTGTAAAAGAACCGCTGATGGTTCTTTGTAAGGTAGTGTCATAAACTGATCACGAATGTTGCCACCCGGAGCGTCTACATCTCTAAACTCTCCAGGTTGCAAGGGTTGTGCATCGTCCCTAACTCTTATACCTCTGGATTTAAATCCAGCTGGTAAATTAGATAATGTTCCTGCATCTAATAATTGTCTTAATGCAGAAGTTGCAGTTCTAGATAATCCACCAATCATGTGAATTAATCCAAAACCATAAAATCCTAAACCTGGTAAAAATTTAAAATGTACAAAATAATTTGTTTTAGTTTTTTTAGGATCACCTTCTTTGTAATTTCTTCTTATAGATAAAATTGATTTTGATCCTTCTTCAATTGTTACAACATAAGGAAGTTTGATACCTGTTGGTTCATCGTCTTTAGTATCTTCAAAACCTTCAAGATCTAAATTAACATGACACTCTAATAAAGTATAAATGTCATCTTGTTTAGTTTGTTTTACACCTTCTATCTCTTGTTCTTTTTTTGTGATGTCATCAGTTTCCATATAAGGATTTGATAATTCAATATCTCTATAAAAACCTGATACTTGTTGTTTTCTTAAATCGTTCTCTGACATTTTTATGACATGAACGACTGCTTCCGCATCGTCTAAGCTTGTTGCTGAGTAGGGTACTACCAGATCATCGGCAGGTATAAATTTAGAGACCGCCCTACCCAAAAGTTCATCGTAATAAACTTTTTTAAAAGTTGACCCGCTTAGAGGGAGGTAAAACAACATTTGGTCGAACTCCGGTTCATATTCCTTCATCTGGTCCATGATCTGATAATTCATAAAATCTTTAATTCTATTTGCTTGATCTTGTTTTTGTGGTGTTTGCAGTCCTAGTATCTGTGCTCTTACAGGACCATCACTTGGTAGTAATTCTTTGTAAGCTTGTGCTTGAAACTGTGTAACTGATTCAGATAAAACAGGATGTGTTACACCTGATGCACCTTTAAATGGTTCTGTTCTTCTGTCATATTTAAAACCAAGAAGATCTAAACCATTTCTATATGTATCTTCCCAATCTTTTCTTGAAGATCTATAATCTTTATAATCTGAAACTAATTGAGAACCTAGAGGATCTAATATTGCATCGTCTAATAATTCTGCTAAATTTTGTGAGTGTGAGTCTGAAACAGGATCTACAGCATTTGGGTCAAATGAAATCTCTGCACCACCATCTGCGGTTTCTGTAACTTCTACTTCTTTTGGTTCTTCTTTGATATCTTCGACTACTGTATCAACAGCAACGTCTTCAACTTTCAATTCAGGTTCGTTTGGTAAACCCTTTTCTATCTCTGCCATGATTTCTCCCTAATATGTTTTAGTAGCATATTTTCTAAGACTTTCCAAGCCCTTTGAATTTGGGCCAGATTGTGGCGCTACTGTTGTTGTTAAATTTGCTAATCCACCTTCAGCCATATAACCAATACCTGGAATAGCTCCAGATTTAAGTAACTCATAATCTAACATTCCTTGAGCTTTAACTTCTGGTTTCATTTTTTGACCAACCAATTGTCCATCTTCAAAGATATCAGTAATTTTTTGTCTTCTTAATGCATCTGATTTCATAGGGGTCATTTGATTAATAGGAACACCAAATAAAGTTGTATTGACAGAACGTTCACCTTCTAGTGCTGCTTCTCTTTCTTGACCTTTTTCAAAAGCTCTATAATTAGTATCTTTGTTTAAAACACTCATAGATCCATCACTACCAGTTTGTTTTGATATTTGAGCTAGAGTGTCAGTTTTTGGATCTGCGGTATCTTCATACTTACTAGCTAGTTGATCATAAATGGATTGTGTTTTTTCCATTTGTGCAAGAACTTCATCTCTAGTGTAAGCCATGTCATTAGCTTCCATAGATTTATATAGATTAAA